CAAACAAAAAATAGATTCAGCGATCTATATTTAGTGTCAGTACCCGATTGCGGATAGGGTAAAGGATGTCAATAAAGGGCATCCTATGGGTGTATAGCTCAGTAGGTAGAGCAATCGGCTGTTAACCGATGTGTCGCAGGTTCGAGTCCTGCTATACCCGTTGTGGAATACTGCAAGGTTTCCTTCTTTTGCTTATATAATTTTCGATTGTGTATTTGGTTATTTGATTTTGTTGCTGTTATAATTCTTTCATTTTGCAGTAGTCCTAAATATTAAAAAAGTATAAATTAGCACTCTACACTTGCGAGTGCTAAAATGATATGATACACTAAATACATTGATAGCGCTGTTGTTGAAATAGATGTAACAGCCAGATGTATAAGCACCTTTTAAAGTTAATAGAGTTCCAAGCAGTCGAAACGACGTCGTATTGTATCCAGAAATTTTATTATCCAGAGGTGTACAAAAAACGTTTGGCAAAGGGAATTGTATTAAAATGGAGGATAGGCATGACAGATAACGAGAAAAAAGTTCTAAAAGCATTTTACCAAGCTGTATGCGATGGACCGGGTATGATGGATAGGGTAACTAGCAAGAAACTCGGAATGGAGCTAGAAGAATTTCGCGAGATAGTAAATGATTTTATAGATTATGGTTTCCTTCCGGGTCATTACTCAGTACGTGGAGGAAGAGGAAATGAAAAAGGATGGGATAGTCAAGGAAACCAGTTGAGCCAAGAGGCAATAGAGATAGCGAAAGAGTTGTAAAAGTTCAGAGACACTTCGGTGTCTCTTTTTTATACTAAAAATTAACAGATTGGAAGGTGGTGAAGTGGCAGGTTATGATAACATAAAAGATTATGGATTTGATAAGAAAACCGCGGAGGAACGGCGGGAGTTAGCAATAAAAGCGGGTAAAGCAAGTGGTGAAGCAAGAAGAAGGAAAGCGAATTTTCGGAAGACGCTGAACCTGATGCTTACTGCAGAAATAGATAGTGAAGAATGGAAGCCGGTTCTGGAGTCACTTGGTGTTGAGTGCACTCTGGAATCGGCTCTTTTGATGGCACAGATCAAAAAAGCGCTGAGCGGAAATACACAGGCAGCTACATTCGTAGCGAAGTATGCGGGGCAATCACCGGAACCGGATGAGAACAGACGCAACCGAGAAGCAGATACAGAATTGAAACGGGCAAACGCAGATAAGCTGAACAGAGATTGCAGTAGTGAGGATGAAACGGAAGGAGTAGAGATTATCAATGATGCAGACAAAGAAACAGGTTAGAATATCAGATCTGATCATTCCGAAATATCTGCCTTTATTTAACGATAAGCAGCATAAACATATTATCCTGACTTCTGGCCGTGCCGGTACAAAATCCAGTTATGCAGGAGTCAGAGGAATCTTCCAGTTGGTGGATGATGCGAATGGTTCAGCAGTAGTTCTTCGCAAACATCACAATAAGCTGCGGAAAACAGTGTACAAAGAAATGCTCCGGGGCATTAACCGGCTAGAAATCCCCAAGTCATATTTCAAGATCGGAAAATCACCGATGGAGATCACGTATAAAAAACACAATACAACGATGTATTTCTCCGGTTCTGATGGAATTGACGATACAAAAGGTATCATCGATGAGGACAAGCCGATAAAGCTTGTAGTATTGGATGAGCTGACAGAGTTCTTTGATGACGGGGAAGGGGAAGATGAACTGGCGAATATAGAAGCAACGTTCGTCCGTGGAAACAAAGCTGGTTTCCAGATGATCTATCTTTACAATCCGCCGAAGAATCCGAATGCTCCGATCAACCTCTGGTGTAAGAAGATGGAAGAGCGGGAGGACTGCATCCATATTCACACAAGCTATAAAGATGTTCCGGTTGATTGGTTAGGACAGGATCTGATTGATTCTGCAGAAGCTATGATGCGAGCGGATATCAAGATGTACCGGTGGACATGGTTAGGAGAGCCTACGGGAGTTGATGATCTGATCTACTATATGTTTTCAGCAGAGAAGCATATTTATCAGCCGGAAGATTACATTGAGGAAGAGAAACGAAGCATTGGGGAGATTGGAATTGGAGTGGATTACGGTCAGCAGAATGCAACAGTCTATGAAGCGTTCGGCATTGACTATCAAAATCAGGTCCTGCGTGGAATTGATGAGTATTACTATTCTGGGCGAGAAAGTGGAACACAGAAATCTCCTTCGGAGTATGCACAGAATATGAAAACATTCTGCGACAAGATAGAACAGGAGTATGACCGTGTAGTCAGCTACATATTCGTGGATCCATCGGCAGCAGGTCTGATTGAGGAAATACGGAGAGTCATCCCCCATATACCGGTTATACCGGCGCAGAATGATGTCAAGTTGGGGATCAGCCGTGTGCAGAAGTTGTTGTCTTTCGGAAGAATGATCGTCAGCGAGAAACAGAAGATGCTGATCAAGGAGTTTGGACTTTATCAGTACAATACAGATGGAATTAAAAAAGGCGTTGAGATACCGGTAAAAGAGAACGATCATGCACTTGATGGAACACGCTATTTATGCGTTGGAATGTGGAACCGGATTAAATTTATGTTGCCAATATCAGAAAGAGGTGAGGAACGTTGATACAGTATGAAACTATAAAACAGGCAATGGGTGTGGATGTTGCGGTATCCCAGAGAATGGCACAGGCAATCTATCGTTGGGCGAAGATGTATATCAACGAATCCCCCTGGCTGAATGATGATGTAAAGGGACTGAACCTCCCGGCAGCAATCTGCTCCGAAATGGCAAGACTGGTGACAATGGAATCCAGCATCAATATTACGGGCGGAAGCAAAGCTGAAATGATTAAAGAGGGGATACAGCCGTTTCTAAATGAGATTTCAAACTACACAGAGTTTGCCTGCAGTACAGGCGGTGTGGTCTTTAAACCGTATTTATCCCAGAAAGGGATTGAGATAGATGTAGTGAGAGCCGGTGACTTTTATCCGGTAGAGTTTAACAGCGCAGGAGAGATTACAGCGGCTATCTTCCCAGAATTTAAGCGCGCTGGAAAGAATCTTTATACAAGACTTGAATATCACGCATTACAGGGCGATAGATACAGCATTGTGAACAAAGCTTTTATCAGTAAGAAAGCAATGGTAAAAACGGATGATATCGTAAATCTCGGACAGGAGATCAATCTGGAAGAAGTACCGGAATGGTCAGATATTGCCCCTTATGTCGAGTTTCAGAATGCGGACAGGATGCTGTTTTCTTACTTCAAAATTCCATTGGCAAACAATACAGACATCCATTCTCCTCTTGGTGTATCAATCTATGCAAGAGCCGTGAATCAGATTCGGGATGCTGATGAGCAGTATGGAGCAGTGCTGTGGGAATACAAATCAAAGGAAACGGCAATTCAGGCAGCAGACGAATTCTTTCGGAAGAATCGACAGGGAGAAGTTATCCTGCCAAAAGGGAAAGAACGGCTTTACCGGGCAATGGGGCCGAATGTGATGAGTAGGGATGGAAATCCCTTTTTTAATGCGTATTCACCGGAAATCCGGGATGAGAGCTTCTTCAACGGGTACAACAGGATCATACAGAAAGTAGAGTTTAACTGTGGTCTGGCTTATGGAACTCTTTCAGATCCACAGGTAGTGGATAAGACAGCAGAAGAAATTAAGGCCAGTAAGCAACGCTCTTACGCAACGGTAAAATCTATTCAGAATAGCCTTGGGAACGCACTTGAGAATCTTGTGGCAGCAGTGGAAGTATGGATGTCGCTTGGCGGCATTTCTGCAGATGGAAAGGTAGAAGTATCCTGCAGTTGGGATGATTCCCTTGTAACAGACAAGAAATATGAGACGGAACAGCTTCGGGCAGATTATAGTCTTGGGGTTGTTGGTCCCGTGGAATATCGAATGAAGCGTTTTGGAGAAACAGAGGAACAGGCAATTATTATGTTGCAGAAGGCGTCACAATTTAACCTGGAAGATACAATGGAATAGGGCGTGAAGATATGCAGCCAAAGGAAATGGAACACCTGCCACTGCAGCTTGAGAAGATGTTTCTTGAACTGCAAAACCGGATTATGAGGGATGTGGTCAGGAGAATTAAAAAGACAGGTGGGATTACTTCTACAGCAGATTATCAGCTGAACCGAATACAGATCATTGGAAATTCCACGGAGTTCATTGAATCGGAAATCAAACGTCTTTCAGGGCTTACTGATCCAGAACTGTGGGAAATTTATGATACAGTGATTGAAAAGGATTACACCAGAGTAAAAGAAATTTACGAGCAGGTGAACGCCAATTTCACACCTTATGAAGATAATGAGCAGATGCAGACATGGGCGAAAGCAATTCTAAGTCAGACAAAACATGAGATACAGAATATCACACGATCAATGGGATTTGCTTTGGATTACGGAGGAAAGAAAGTATTCACTCCATTTTCGGAGTACTATCAGAAGTATCTTGATCGTGCATGTATGGACATTGTAACCGGAGCGTTCGATTACAATACCGTTCTCAGGCGTGTAGTAAAGGAAATGACAGCCAGTGGGATACGGACAGTAAATTATGCGTCAGGATATGGAAATCGGGCCCCTGTGGCGGTCAGACGAGCTGTCATGACTGGTGTACATCAACTTGCTGCACAGATTAATGAGCAGGTGGCAAAGGATTTGGGGACAGACACCTATGAAGTAACGTGGCATGCCGGACATAGACCTTCTCACTGGTGGGGAGGGAATGTGTACACAAAGCAGGAATTGATCTCGATCTGTCGTTTGGGAGAGGTAGATGGTCTGTGCGGAGCTAATTGTAAGCATAGTTACTTCGCGTTCGTAGACGGTGTGTCTGTCAGAACGTACACATCGGAACAATTGCGGGAAATGGAAGCAAATGAACAGGTCGCAAGGTCTTATCAGGGAAAATCATATAACGCCTATGAAGCTCAGCAGCGGCAGAGAGCACTTGAAACCAGAATGAGAAAGCAGAGAAGTGACATTGATCTTCTAAAAAAGGGAAAAGCCAGCCAGTTGGACATACAGGCAGCCCAAGCAAAGTATCTGAACACACTCCGGGAATACCAGGGGTTTTCTAAAAAGATGGAGCTTCCAGAACAGATGCAGAGAGTGTATATGGATGGGCTTGGAAGAGTGTTGCCGGGAGGAAATGCGCATAAAGTAGTTGCAGAAAATAAAAAAGATGATACAATTAGAGGAAAAGAGCTGTTCCGGAAAACTGAAAATACCGGGGCTTTCAAGCATCTTCCAGAACGGATGAGCAAAAAACATATCCGAGAACTTGCGAAAGAATTTGATATCGACTTAGATGGATTGAAATTAAATATCGATTTCAATGAGGAACTGTTAAGGATTCCATTAGCTGGCAGAGCAGATCCTGAGGAACTGGGTGGAATAACATTTTTCCCAAATTCGTTTAGAAGTAAAGAAGAGCTAGTAAGAACATTATTTCACGAAAAACAGCATGTTAATCAGTTTAAAGAGTTTGGCATTGAGTATGTTCAAGAGAATCGAATGTATTTTGAAAGATTAACAGAAGCGTTAGAAGAGGAATTTGTTTTACATTTAAAGAAAGAAGGACGATTATGAGTAAATGGTTGCCTAACTTAATAGCTTATACGGAAAATAAAGAGATATTAAAATGTCCATATTGTCATGGTTACAATGTGGAAGTGCTGCAACATGACGGAAAAAGAGAATCTATAACTTTTATGTGCAAAGATTGTAAAAAATCCGAGCATTTTGATGGAACAGTGAAATAATGCTATTTATTTGGTGTATAGATGGAGAAAAACATGATGTCAAAAGAAATCGGAATGATGATAAAGGCGTTACGGGATGGAAAAGAAGTAATTTGTCCGGAATGTAAAACAGGTAAAATCATTACACCTTATAATCCAAAAACAAGTACATATTTCAATTGTACAACCTGTAATTTTAAGATTCATATGGAACCGGCGGAAAAGAGATGATACCATTCATTCTTAATTGAGTGAGTGGTATTTTTATGCCAATTTCAAAAATAAAAACAATAAATTTAGCATCTATCCAGTGTGGTAGGTGCTATTTTTATACGCTGCCCTCAATTTTGGGGACAGTATTTGTCCGATCAACCCTCAAGACATTTAAACTGCGGGAAATTATCCCCTGTGGCACGGGAGAATAACTGCCACGGCCAGCGGAGACACCGCGATAATAAACAGTGGTCAAAGAAAGGAATAAAGATGCAGTTAAGAGACGTATTAGGAGAAGAGCTTTTCGGACAGGTAGATGCAAAGATTCAGGAGCATAACAACGGAATCGAGGATAAGCTGAAGCATGTCAGATTCGTTGATTTATCAGATGGCGGCTATATCAGCAAGGAAAAGTACCAGAGCCTTGAGACGAGAGCCAATGGACTGGAGACGCAGCTCGGCGAAGCAAACACTACGATTAAGTCTTACAAGGACATGGATATTGACGGAATCAAGCAGTCTGCCGCTGACTGGGAGAAAAAGTACAACGAAGACACAAAAGCACTGAATGACCAGATTGAATCAGACCGCAAGATGTTTGCAGCGGAGAGATTTCTGGATACACAGAAGATTAAATCTCCTTTATCCAGAAAGACAATCTTACACGAGTTTCTGGAACAAAAGATGGAGTTCAAAGACGGGGCTTTTGTTGGAGCAGATGAGTACATGAAAGGCGTCAAAGAGAAATACCCAGATGAGTTCGAACAGGAAGAACCGGATGAAGGAAAAAAGACGTGGGTAAGAGGAACTCATGGTACTTATAGACCGGAAACAAAATCCGAAGAAGAAGCTTACCTCTCAAGAAAATATGGAAACAACAAATATGCGAAATAGAAAAGGAGAATGACAGAGTATGAAATATGGCGGATATAATGTAAGTGAAAAATACAGTTCAATCGTTGCACCAAATTTTTATTTTGATGCAATTTTTCAGCCGGGAATGACATTTAACGATCAGTATCAGGGAGATGCGGAAGGAGCGGGAGCAGTAAAAGTATTCCGTCTGGCTGCTAAGGCTGCAAAAGATCCGAAAAAGCCAGCATCTGACTTTGAGCATGGAACTGCAGGAAATGAACTGATTTCAGTATTGATGAACAATTCACAGCAGGAATCAACAAAAATCTACAATGTACAGGCGAGTGCCGTACCATTCGATACAGCGGATGCTCATCTCGCACAGTCTACACAGGTTTGCAAAGAAGGGTGGCAGCAGTCTGGTCTTGCATGTCTGGTGCACGAAGGAACTGCAATGGAAGACACAGAAGCAATTACAACGTCCAACATTATCAGTAAGATAATCGCAGGAAGAAAAACAATCCGTAAACAGAAAGCGTCCGCGAATGTGGTCATGGCATCTGTAGAGACATACAGTACGATGCTGGAAGTTGCAGGGGACAAATTTACTCCGGTAAAGAATGACGAGATCATCCGTACCGGACAGATGGGATATTACCTCGGAATGCTGTGGGTAGAATGTAATATGCTTGATCTGACATCGGCAGCAAAATACTACGATTATACAGAAACGCTTCAGACAGAAGATCTGTCAAAGGTAGAGTATATCATGTATGACTGGAGAGGACTGCATATCATTGACCTGTTATCTATGGCAAGACTGAAAGACTCTGAGAACTTCAACGGAACTCTTGCACAGGTGGAAATCTGTACCGGATACCGTCTTGGAGATAAGAACTACGCAGTTGTAAAAAAAAAGGCCTAGATGACGATTTGGCACAAGTAGGAACTGCGAAAGTAGGCAAGGCAAAAGTAGGAAAAGTGAAATAATATAACGGAGGTAGTAGATATGGCATATACACCAACAACATGGAGTGATGGAGACGTTATTACAGCGGAGA